CTTATTGACCTTACGAACATTAGGATAGCTTTCCCAAAATTCTTCAAACCTATTGGTCGTTTTAACGACATATATATCTTCTCTTATCTTCTCTTCTCTTCTCTTCTCTATCCTAACAGGCTCGTAGTTTTCTACTAGTAATCCTCTAGTAAATAGTTCTTTTGTTATTTTCTCAACAAAATCAATAGGATAATGAAGTCTAAAAGCTATTTCAAAGTTGTCAGGTAATACACCGTCACTTTCAGAACCAAGACACCACAACTCTACTAAAACAGCTTTTTGTTCAAAAGATAATCTATGAATTTCAATGTTATTTATGTAATCCGTACCATAAAATTTAAACCATGTCATCTTTTTTTGATAACGTGGGTTTTTTGGTTTATAGAGATTAAACTTCTCCCAGTTCTTAATCTTGTACATTTTTATCACTCCACAAAGAATCTTCAATTAGGCTATTCCAATGAAGTAATATATCCTCAGTTAATGCTTCAGGGTCAAATTGAATGCCTTTTAAAAAACCTTGTATGTGTAATAACAATTCTCTTTCAGTCATAATACTCTCCATAAAGTTAATAATGCCAAAAAAGATTAACATAACTAATTCTAGTTGTAAACTAATTATTTGTTAGAAAATGCTTGACATGTGTTTTTTATAGGTTTAATGTTCAATTGTCAATTTTAGGAGAGAAACATGAAAATTACGACAATGATAGCAACAGCAGCACTATTCTGGGTTTATGTAGCCTTTTGCCTTTGGGCTATGGGTAAGTTTGCAGGAGCTATATAATGGAAAGACATTTAGATTATGATGAATATATAGATGAAATGGAAAGACTTGAGCAACAAGAATATGAAGCTCAATATAAACTTGACCAACAGGAGAAGCATGATAAATAAAGAATGGAAAGAAGTAACACAAGAAGAAATTTATGAAATTATTAGATATAAACATATTGATGCAAGCGAAAGGGATATTTCTGTATTTTATAATTTTATAAGTCAAAAATTAAAGGAAAAAAATAATGACTAAATTTATTGTTTGCTTTATGATAATTTTTATAGGATACTTTGTATGGCGAATGGTTTAGAACAGATAGCAGATATTCTTAAACGATTGAATGACGAACTTAAATTAGATAACGACAAATGGGAGAGAGCTCAAAATGAACGACCTAATGTTTTACCAGCAAGTGACTCAACAACAGGAGATGCTAGAATCTGCTGCGGAAAATGCAAAGGAGAGTGTGAATGACACAGAACGAATTAAAGAATATAGTCCATTACGATAAAGAAACAGGTAAATTTACTTGGTTAAATTGTAATAGGTCTACATATAATAATACTGAATTAAAGGGTTCAGATGATAAAGATGGGTATTTGACAGTAAAAATAAATCAAGTAAGATATAGGTTGCATAGATTGGCTTGGTTATATGTGTATGGAGAGTTTCCCAAACATCAATTAGACCATATTAATAATATTAAATATGACAACAAAATTGATAATTTAAGAAACGCTACAAACCAACAAAATCAATGGCACAAACCAGTATCAAAAAGAAACACTACTGGTGCAAAAGGTGTTATAAAAAGAGGTAATAGTTTTACAGCACAAATTACAATGAATGGAAAAAAGAAATATTTAGGAAATTATAAAACAGTTGATGAAGCAAAAAATGCTTACATCAATATGGCTAAACAATTACATGGAGAGTATGTATATGAGTAAATTTTTAGAATTAAGAAAAATTGATGTATCAGCACACATAGAAAAGAAAAACAATTTATCGTATTTATCTTGGGCTTATGCAGTTGATACGTTATTACAACAAGACCCAGGTGCAACATGGGAATATAAAGAGCCAATGAAATTTGGTGAAACACTTATGGTGTTTTGTTCTGTTACAGCATTTGGCAAAACTATGACAGCTCAATTACCTGTTATGGATTTTCGTAATAAAGCTATTGTTAATCCAGATGCTTTTTCTGTTAATACAGCTATGCAGCGTTGTTTAGCTAAGGCTATTGCATTACATGGCATTGGCTTATACATCTATAGCGGTGAGGATATTCCAGAGTCAGAACAACCAACTCTAAAGGCTGTATCTAGCAAGGACTTTCTATGATAGAACAACGCACAGAAGAGTGGTTTCAGCAAAGATTAGGCAAGGTGACAGCATCCAGAATATCGGATGTTATCGCCAAAACTAAAACAGGCGTATCTACATCTCGTCAAAACTACCTTGTCCAATTAGTATCAGAACGTCTTACAGGCAAGAAAGGCGATAGTTTTGTTAATCAGGCTATGCTAGATGGTATTGAACGAGAAAGTGCTGCTAGGGAGCTTTATATGCGAACTAGAGGGGTATCTGTAACAGAAGTCGGTTTCTTTGACCATCCTATTATTAAGAATAGTGGTGCTAGTCCTGACGGAGCTGTAAATGCAGAAGAAGATGGCAAGTATGCGGGGTTGATAGAGATTAAATGCCCTATAGAAACTACGCATACTAATACGCTTATGAGCAAGTCAGTTCCTAGTAAATACATTCCACAGATGCAATGGCAGTTAGCTTGCACCGGTGCTAAATGGGTAGACTTTGTAAGTTATAATCCTAACTTCCCTGAAGAACTACAGTTATTTGTAGCTAGGGTTGATAGATGTAATGATACAATAGCAAACCTAGAGCAAGAAGTAGTTAATTTCCTAGACGAAGTAGACCAAACAATTTTAAAACTAAAGGAGTAATATATGGCTGAGTATGACAACACAAACACGTTTACGTTAAACAAGAATGACAAAGGTGATAATCCTAAACGACCAGATTACAGAGGTAAGTTAAATGTAGATGGTATTGAATTTACTTTATCAGGTTGGGTTAGAGAAGGTGCTAATGGTAAGTTTATTAGTGGTGCTGTAGCAATGGTAGCAACGGATGAAAGACTTAAACCTGCTGTTGAAGGTGCAGATGAGGATGTTCCTTTCTAGGAGCATCCCCAATTGCCTATAACTATTTATTCATTACGTACATGGTTACTTCAAAGCCAAAACGCATTTCAGTTGCTGATGGTGTTGTCCACATGGCAGTTCTCCTTTCTTCTAGATTTATAGTAGAATTATACGCTTATGTGGGTTTGCTAGACACAAGATAATTATTAAAGGACTATAATGGATATTCAGTCATTAGAATTAGATATAGCGTGTTATGCAACTGCTGTGTATCATGAAGTTAATACAAGAACACTAGAAGAAAAGGTAGGTGTTATAAATGTCATACGTAATAGGTTACATAGTGGTTTGTGGGGTAATTCTGTATGCTCTGTTGTTTATGCTAATAATCAGTTTGCTGTGCAAGATGAAACCCACCATCCAGTTAATGAAAGGGCGTATTTGGAGACTAAACTTTTGGTTATTGATACGATTGTTTTTAATAAACATGCTAACCCAGTTGCAAATGCTTTATATTTCCATGATGATTCAATACCGCCAAAAAAAGCATGGTTCGGTAAAAGAAAAAAAACGCACATAGGAAGGATGGTGTTTTACTAATGGCTAAAAAAGAACCTGTAGCATGGCTTTATGAGGAGTATGATGTTAGGTCTGGTGACTTAAAGAAGTCTTATTTATGGTCATTTCATCCTAACCAGCTCTCATATTTAAACGATTTAAAGAATACAACGCATCATATTAAGATAACACCATTAGTTCCTGGTGAGCCTGTAGAAGAATATAAAGGATTATCTAAGTACGATAGTAAACGATTAGTAGAAGCTAACAATGGACTCTAAACCACTAACCCAAGAAGAAATAATTAAAATATACAAAGCAGCATTTGGATACGGTAGTCAAGTAATAACATTAGATAAAGTATTTAAGTTTGCTAGGTTATTAGAACAAGCTCATGGAGTAAAAGATGTACACTAAACTAGATGACCAAAGACAAGCAAAGTTTATTATAAGTTATATAGAATCAAATCCTGGTTGCAGCATTAAAAGTATTGTGCAACAATGCGTTGTTTGCAGAACTAGATTAAAGTATTTAGAAAGCCAAGGATACTTTACTTTGCCTAAGTGGACTTATAGCAATGAATTAGATAAAAGATTTAAGAATAGAAAATACGTGTCTGTAACTGTAGGAAGGGAGTATGGCAGATGGCAAGAGCAGAAAAGATATTAGAAGTGGTAGTATGGTTATTGATTGTTGGTGGTATGGGTTGGTTTTTTTATGGTTGTTATCAGTTAATTGATTTATTTTTTATAAGGGGATAGTTATGGTAGATATGGTAAACAGACCTCCACACTACTTAATCGGTGGTATAGAGGCTATAGATGTAATTAAAAGTCGTTTAACTAAAGAAGAGTATATTGGTTATCTAAAAGGATGTAAGCTCAAGTATGATTTACGTTATCCATTTAAAGATAATCCACAGCAAGATTTAGAAAAGTCTGATTGGTATAAGAACAAGTTATTAGATGCTACTAAAGATGATGAAGTTGAAATTCCACCAGAATTAGAAGCTCAATTACAAAGGTTTGATGATGAGTAAAATCTATTGGATATTTATTACTGTTTTAGCTGCACTAGCTATTTGGGGAACAGAACAGGCTATAGGTCAAACTACTACTATACTAGCACCTGATGGGTCTGTAACCGTCTGTCAGGTAGGTAGTAATGGTATTGTGATTTGCGTCTAGTCATCCATTGGTGTTAATTCACCATAGATAGCTAGTTCTTCACCACTAATTTCTATCATGCTATCGTCATCTAATGTGATGACTATAGTGCTATCTCCATGCAATGCTTCACAAGATACGATAGTTCTACCTAGCATGTGATTACAAATAATCTCTACTTCTGAACGTTGCATAATTGTCCTATATATTTACTAAAGAATCTTTGGCAATCTTTTCTGATTTAACAGACCTTGCCCACGACCCACAATTTTGACATTGATAGCGTTGATAAATAGCAGTCCTACTTCTTTGTGTACCACGAGATTGTAATTTGCGTGAAGCGCAATTAGGACAACAAACGTCAACAGAGTATGCGTTATGATTTGGATGTTGTTTAATCCAGCCCTTGAATTTATCGTAGACTTTCTCAAGTAATATAACATCATTCTTATTATATTCTTCCATTGTTTTCCATGCCTTACGGTCATCATTCATACACTTGACCCATAAAGCATGTCCTTCATGTTCTGTCTTGCTACCTAATCCTAAAGCCTGTGCAACATAATCTAGTTTGTTAGAAACAAATCTAAACTGTCTACGAGCTACTTGAAGTAAATCTATCTGTTTGGATGGCGCTGGAGGTGGCATACCAGAGAGTAAAAACTCTTTGTGTAGTATCGGTATGTCAAACCTAGAACCATTGTAGTGGACTATAGCATCAGCTTCATCAAGAAGTTTATGCACAGAGTCTAGCATTTTTTGTTTGCCAGATTTTTGAATAGAGTCAAACATAATTTTAGACTCACCATACCACTTGGCTGCATAGCAAAGAGTATAAGATGATTCTAGTAATTGGTTTATAGAGATGTTTTGGTCAAAGATACCCCAGACATGAGCAGTATTTGGTGCTACTTCTATATCAATAAGTAATATTTTCAAGTAACTCTCCTAGCGTTGAGATACTTTATTATATACTAGATAAATAATTAGCATGAGTAATACATATTTAAAGTGGTCTATAGCACAAAGAATATCGCAGATAAGATAATCTAGCATATCTTAATTGTTGCTGTTTTAGCTTTCTTTAGTTTGTCAAAAAACTTGTTATAAGCTATTTTAGAGTTACCTATAAAGTCTTTACCTGCCCATGTTGAACCAAGCAATATACATCCATCTGTATCTTCTGAAGTGTTGCCTGAATGGATGCGAACACCGGTAAAATCAGGAACGTCTAGTATGTGTGGCATATCCTGTTTAAAGCGTGTAGAAGCGTCTATAATGAGTTTATATTCACCAATAGGGATAGCAGTCTTACCTACAAGTTTAGTGCCATTTCTGACTACATCTTCTAGCGTGTAACATTCATATATACCGTCTACATACATTTTGCCTACCGTATGTGTGTCTTTAAATTCAAACCTTTTAACTTCAATCAACATAAGAATTAATATACTCCAATGCACGAGTTAAGTAATCCATAATTGCCATAAATACTAAAGCAATACCCATGACTACAAATAGCAGTCCTACTACGATAAGTTTAAGTATAGATAAACCGATAAAGTTAAGTATGTTTAGAAATATCATTTCTTTTTGATATAGAACAGACTGCGTTCACCAAATAAGTAAAATCCTACAGCACTAGCAAAGTTATCTACTTCTTGTGTAGATATGCCTTTTAAGTGCATTGTAGCCCATGTGCCTAATACGATAAGACCAATCATAGGTCGCATAAGTCTAGTGATAGCTTCTACCCAAGGATAAGATGGGTTACCAGAACCTGCTTCATTCATAACTTTAAAGAACTCTAAGTCAATGTTTTTCATCTGAGCATATTGTTCTATAGTAGCTGGTTTGAATTGGTCAGGTGCTACAAAACGATTAATGAGAGATTTGCCTAAGTCCATTACGACTGGAGCAAAAGCAGATAACATGGTGATTGGGTCTATGATAATACTCCTTATAATTCCTTAGGGTCAAAGCCATACATCTTGGCTACACGCTTTTGTAGTTTTAAGAATAAACCTTTATGACTAGCATATTGTTCTGTTTTTGGACTGTCTATATATACGCACATGTGGATAATCTCATGGCATAGAGTCATCATGACAGGATATAGATGAGAATGACGTGCAGTAGATATAGTAATAACATGAGGTTCACCTTGCTCTGGTGGTTCATATTGTCCACATATAGTATCGTCATGCACAATTACAAAGTCTACTTTAGATGCAGGTGGTAGTTTATACTCGTCAAATATGGGCATTTCTATCAGAGCTGAATATAGGTTTGCTATATTGTTCTCTGTAATAAATGTCATTTTGTGAAATGTGTCAATAAAAATACGATAACGAAACCTGCTGTACCTAAAAGTATTTGCTCTAGGCGTTTGAGTCTTGCGTTTATTTGCTCATAACGTAACGCACAAACTTCTTCATGCGTACTTAAACGTGATTCTACGTCTGACTTTACCATTACTATTCCTTATTCTTGATTATTGAGTAAGCCACTAATAGGGTTAATAATTGGAGCTGCTAATTCTCTAGCACCAATAAGACCTCTAGTAGACACTTGTGGGATAGGAGCATTGCCTGTAGCAAGTCTATTTCGTAATTGCTCTATGTTACGCAAACCTAATTGCTCTGCACCTTTTCTAGCAAGACCGCCTACAACAGGAGTAACAACAGCACCTATTGGACCACCAGCTAAATATCCTAAGCCAACAGAACCGCCACCAGATACAACTCCTGTAGGAGCTAATTTACCAACAAATCTTAATAGGTTTTGTGTAGGACCACCTTTAGCAGCAAGTTTAATAGCATTTTGTTCTTCTTTAGTAAATACTCTTAATGCTTTAGGGTTATCAGCTAAATTAACTAATTTACGTCTTAATGCTTGTTCCATGCCTGATTGTGTAAAGTTTGCTTCAGAACGCAAGTCTGCACTAGCTACTAAGTCATCAATAATTTCTGTTTTCTTAGCACGTTTCCATAAGTCTCTAGCGTCTGTTAAGGCTCTAACAGCTTCAGATGAACCTTTGGCTAATTGACCAGGTTGGGCTGTTTCTACAAAGTCATCTAGATTTTCTACTAAAATACTTGCTAAACGTCTTTCAGAAGCGTCTGCACTAGAACCTGCTGCTTGACCAATACGTCTTAATATTTCCATATTCTCAAGCGTTACATTAGAACCTTTTGTATCTTTAATTCTTTCTAATGCTGCAAATACTCTAGGTTGTAATGTTTTATCTAAACCTTCTTTAGCTAACGTTGACTCTACTTTATTAGCAAATTGGTTATAAGAGTTCTTTTTAAATACAGCACCTACATCTTCAGCAAACTTGTATTGTTGACCAGCTTGTCCTTTTAATTCTTGCACAGTAGGAGCTTGTAATGTGCCTTTAGCACCCATAGCAAATGGGATACCTGCTGCAATACCTGTTGCCATACCTACTAAAGGACTACCTGTTTCTTCTGCAACATATTGTGATGTAGCACCTACAGGTAATGCTGCTGCAACTTGTCTTGCTGGTTGTTGTGATAATGTTTGTGCAATGCCACGACCAATAGGTGTTGTAGCTGTTTTAGCTAATTGACCTAATGCACCTACTTGACCACCTACTCCACCTAATGCACTACCACCTACTTGTAATGCTCTTTCTACTTGTGTTTCAGGATTAGGAAAGCCTAATTTAGTTAAGCCTTTTTCTACTTGTGCAGTAGGAGATGGAATATCATATTTATCAGGCAATGCTAAGTTTAAACTTTTAGTAAGCAATTCAGCAGCAGGCAAAGCTAATCCACCAGCTATAGCACCAGCAGGACCTGCTAACGCACCACCAGCAATTGCACCTGTTACAGGAACAGCAGCACCTCTAGCAATAGAACTTAAACCACGACCTATCTTTTCTGTCATGCTTTTTTCTTTTTTAAGAATAGAAGATGGTAAGTCATCTTCAGGCACAATATTAGAAGCAGATAGTTCCATAGGCAAATCGCTTGTAGGAACTAAATTACTTGGTAAATCTTCTAAAGGCACTCTAGCCATTATTCATACTCCCATTGACCATTTCTAAATATCATTGGTTTACCACTTTTAGATTTAGTTCTTGAACCTTCTGTAAATCCACTAGGTTGTTGCGTAGCAGATTTAGCTGGTGCTTTTTCAGTTGACTTAATTTTAGTGTTATATTCATTTAAGAATTCGCTAGTGCTATTATATAACTTACCTTTGAAACCTTTTAAAGTGCCATTAGTATTGTAATAGTCAACAGCTTCTTGTTTAGTTTTAGCTGCACTTGTCATTTGTTCTTGTAACAAATCAAGACGTTTAACATTAACACTTTGTGGCAATGCAGGATTATATACTCGGTTAATTAATGCTTCACCTTCTTTTGCTGTAAACTGTGGACCTAAGATAAGTCTTAAGTTACGTTGAGCAATTTCTTGCACTTGCTCTTTAGTATCTTGAGCTGCTGGGTTTGTATATTTAAGCAAACCTGTGTCATCCTGTGCACCAACTAACTTACCTGTAATTCTTCCTTCAGGTTGTGTTTGTAATGTTTGTTTAGCTATTTCTAATTGAGATAAACCTTTTTGAACATCTGAAAATCCACCACCAATAGTAAAGTCTACTAGGTCTTGTGCTGACTTTTCTTCTACTTTCATTTCTAATGGAGAAAGACTTTTCTTAAGTACTTCACCTCTAGTTTCCATAGATGATACAGATGGAACTAATCTACTAATATCACCTGTTTGTTGATATTGAGCAATAGATTGAACAGTAAACTTAGTAGGGTCAATTGCAGCAATATTTCCAACTTGCATTGATACTGGTTTTAGTACACCTAAATTACCTGTTTGTTGGTATTCTGCTAATGACTCAGATGTAAATTTACTTGGGTCAATGTTACCGATATTAGTACCACGTGCTTGAGATATTGGTTTTAATGTGCCATAGTCTTTTGTTTTTTGAAATTCAGAAATAGACTCTGGAGTATATTTAGAAATATCAATAGTTCCAAATGGGTCATTTTTACCAGATAATAATTGTTGTCTATACGCATTATTTAAAGCAGTATCAACAGCACCTTGAGATGAGCTCATACCACCTAAAAATGCTTTACCTAAATAAGGCAATGCACTTTTAGCGTTTAAGTTTTTAGGGGTAGCAAGATATGTAGCACCTGCACCTAAAACACCTGATAATAATGCTTGATTTCTTAATTTTTCTTCTTGGTTAGGGTCTAAAATGCCTGTAGGAATAGATGTACCAAATATATTCATTCCATTAAACAAATTACCTAAGCCACTATTTGTGTCAAATAAAGCCATATTATTATCCTCTATATCCTTGAGCTAATTGTTGTAATCTCATCTTTTCTTCATCTGATAAAGGCATACGTGTCATTAAGTTTGGTAGACCTCTAGCATTACCTTCTTGCATACCAACATTAGGAGCTACATTCATTAATGGTGAAGATACCATTTCAGGATTACCTCGTGTAATTGGCATTAATGGTGGAGTTTGCATTTGTTGTGGTGGTTGATTTAAAGCATCAAAACCTTTAGCACCTAAGTTAATCTTATCCATTGTAGACATATTACCAAAAGGATTGCCAATATTATTGGTTAAGAAAGCACCTGTTTTATCTAGTAAAGATGATGCACCTAATCCACCATATACGCTAGGAGTAGCACCTAAACCTGCTAATGAACCAGGAGTTAGTAAACTAGCATTAAGTGTTGGAGTACCTAGTATAGCAGGAGCTACAGTTCCAGCAGCTAAATCAGCACCACCAGCAGCAGTAGCAGCACCTGCACCGCTAGCACCTGCACCTAATAAACCCGCACCACCTGCTCCAAGACCAGCACCTAATAAAGCTGTTTTAAATGGGTTAGCACCTGTTACAGCACCACCTAAAGCACCTACACCTGCACCTATCATTGCAGGAACTAACATTGCACCCATGTTATACCTTTCCTACTACGTAGCAAATTGGTTCTAAAATAGCACGATAAATCATGCCATAAGTATCTCTAGTTTTACCTCTTTTTTGTTTCCAGATATCAGCAGTCCTATGTCTTGCAATATGCTCTAAAACACCTCTTAAAATGCGTTGTAGGGCATTCTTTTCACCTGCTTTGTAAGCATAGTTTACTAATGGTAAGAATAGTGTATGGTAACCTTTTTCGTATGCTGGGTCTAAGTCTTTAGATTGAGCTAACCAGATAGCGTTACGGAAGCTACCAAAGCCATATTCAGCATTCATAGCTGTGCAGACTATCTTGCCACCACCAGACTGTGTAGTTGTAGATACTTGACCCATAGGAGCACCATAAGCAGCACCAAGGTAAGCAGATAGTTTTTGATATGGTTTGTTTTGTTCAAAGTTAAATCTGTCAATGTCAGCTTGTAGAGCAGTTTTTTGATAGTCTTCTGCTGTTTTACCTACGTTAGCTAATTGTGAAATATCTGCGTAATCAGCTTGTGCAAGTGCTGGAGCATTCATAACTGCTTGATTTTGCATACCACGTTCACCAGCATAGTTTTGATAAGCTAGGTTACCGTATGTATTTGCAAGTGTTGTAGCTAGTGTATTAGCTGCTCTGTTTTGAATGTCAGCAGATACACCTGAACCATAACGACCAGCCATAGATGCTGTGCCTTGTGCAGCTTTAATAGCGTCATTGTATGCTTGTGTAGCTTGTTGTGTAGGACCTGCTAATGCTTGTGTGAAGTATGGGTTACCAGCAGATAAGTAATTACCTTGGATAGTACTTAATTGTTGTTGTTGAGCAGCAGGAAGTAATGGGTTTCCACCTAATGCTCTATTTTGAGCAGCTTGTAATGCTGTTTGTGTTTGAGCAGATGGACCTACATAAGTTTGACCACCATAATATTGTGGCGTATCTGTTTGATAAAGACCTTTAGCTTCTTCAAGACCGTATTTAACAAATGGTTGAACAGTAGGGTCTAATTGTTGTTTAGTTTCAGATGTGCCACCGCCACCAGAACCGCCTCCACCCCATAATGTAAAGTAGTTACTTAATGATGGAAGTAAAAAGTGTAATAATTTCATATTATTTGCCTTGTGTGTTAGTTGTTACAATTGGTAAACTTGATGTTGTATTTCCTAAAAATCTTCCTGCACCTAACATAGAACCTGTAGGTTGTGATTGAGAGAAATTAGTATTTAGACCTGGAAATAAATTTTGCATTTGTTGTGCACTATATGTAGGAGTAGTTCTATTACCTAAACCATATATCATAGATATATCACCATTAATAATTCCAGGAGCATTGCCTGTATATGGTTTAAAGTATTGGTCACCTGATTGAATAGAACCCTCTACTGGACCACCTATAGTTGTGTATGAATTGTTATTCATTCCAAATAAACCACCTTGATTTGGTCCTCCAACAGTTCCTGGATTAGGAGCAGATGGTCCAAATGGACTTCTCATAGTATTCATAACTTGTTGAACAGGGTCTGGTGTATATGATTCATATATTTTACCATTGTTATAATACATACCACTAGGAGTGTGTAACTGCATATTTTCATAAGGACTAGATGATAAATAAGGGTTTACTCTACCATTAGACTGAGCAATAGATTTTGCAGGATTTTGTGGAGCTGAATAATTAATTGGACTTCCCATGTTGTTCCTTTATAACTTAAATTCCCATGTTTGAGGTTTAAAACCTAACTCTCTAGCTTTACGTTCCCAACCTTTTCGTTGTGAAGAGAATGTAACTCTAGCTTTATTGCCTTGTTTTGCTATTGCTTGAATTTCTTGCCATGCTTGTTGAAATAATGTTTGGTCGTTAAGTGTTGACCATGTAGCCCATACATGAAGTGTGTTGCTTATAGGCTGTAATACTACAAAACCTACTGCTTTGTTGTCTACTATGCCAAGAAACAACATAGAACGGTTTTCATAACAATCACAATAGACATCTTCTATTATCCATTCCATGTGACCTTTTGCTCTTACTAATTCAAGACCATGTTTTACATAGTCCCAATGTTCTCTTAATTTATCTTTAGGTATATAGTGTAATATCATCTTACTATTGTATCACGCTACAATTAGATACCTGTATGTCTTGTCTGTTAATGTGTTAGCTGGATGAGTGATAACTGCACTACCTTTAGTGGTAGAACTTATATATACACCACCAAATACATTAGATGAGTAACCTCCAGCAGATAAATATTGCATAGTAGCAATAGCACTAGGTGTTGTTGGTCTAGTAGGTGATGTTTGTGCTGCTTGAGCTTTTATAGTAATTGCAGTATTAGATGCCCTCCACATAATTTGCACATAGTCTGTAGCAGCTAGTGAAACAAAAAAGTTCATAGCAGCAATAACATGGTATGGGTCAGTAGCATTTTTTCTAGGTGCTAAACCAAATATGCTATTAGACTTTGGAACATCTGTACCATTTACTCTAAACCATACATCTACATCTTCTGTAGAGTTGGCTAGGTTAGATAATTGAAAACTAAATTGAAGGTTATATAGTCCAGCATAAGTAGCTGTTAAACGAGAGCTACTTGCTAATGTAATTCCGCTTTCATAGTCTACAGTATTGAATGTAATAGGATATGCTGTAGTCGTACTTGCTGCTGACTGTGTTGTGCTATCTTGCCATGCACCATAAGGAAATTCAGCATACGTTGTACTAGCAGCAGTAGCTGTAGTTGGCATTAGTAATACTACAGAATTAAAACCTATACGTTCATCACTAATGGTTGTAGAAGTAGCACCACTAGCAGCTAAAGTAATTTCACCTGTGTTGTTAGACTTGCCTTCAACAAGGTTGTTTACTATTTCTGATACTTCTCTTGGAGTACCACCTTGCCAATTTAACTTACGGTACATGTCCCTAGACATTATCTACCGCCACTTTGTGTATAGTCTACGTCTACAGAAATAGCGTGTGTCCATGTTCCTGTGGGAGTAACTTTAAGTCTATGATAACGACCATAAGACCTTAATGGACATTTGCCATCAGAGTTTTGTGTAACTGCAGAACTGTATGTAACAGAGTCATCTAATTCTCTACGAGATGCAATAGCTATTGTACAAGCACCATTATCTATTTGAGAACGAGCATTAGTCACTATAGAGTTATAACCAAATTCTAATTCACCTGCCACTATAGTAGCTGTAGAGTTAGCACCAGTAAATGTTATAATTTTAGCACCGTCTGCACCACCAAATAAGAACTTACCACCTGACCAAATACGACTATCTAGTGAAGCAGGAAGTGTGTCTATCGTACCGTAAGCATCTAAGCCTTCTAATGAAATAGTAGATGAAGCTAGTGATACAACGTACTCTGAAGTAGTATCAGCAGATGACCATTTTTTAACTAACCAATTATAAATAAGAAGTGAACGACCACCGTTAGTATTAGGATAATTCCATACTACAATATTTCTAATTGGGTCTACAGCAGCACTAATAGTTTCTTGTTGAGCTATAGCCATGTTATCGTAAAAGTATTCGTCTACTTTATCGTTACCAATATTCATCACATTAGTACCATCGCACATATAGAAACCGTCATCAGCTAAGAAATATGTATTAGGACCGTATTGTGTAACTGAGCCTGCTGTATTACAACCTAAATTTCTTGAGATAGCGTCAAATTGGAAGAATAATGGTGAGCCAATATAGGTCATACGGTAAATAGCACGTTCTAGTAAGACGATACCAAATTCACCACCTGTAATACCGGTAATGTTTCCACCTTCTGCTATAATTTGATAGTCGGATTGTGAAGCACCACCACTTGTCCAGTCGGTCTCATCATTAATATCTGACCATTGTAATTTGTTAGGTGTGCCACTAATGTTAGCAGCAACTACAAAGTCACGAACTACTGTAATAAATTTAGCGATAGGTGCAGCAGCAGCTACGTCTGCAAAAGCAGTAGATGTTCCTACATACCATGCTTGTATTTTAGCGTTATTGTTAGATGCTAATACAGCATCACCAAACTGTGTAAAACTCCAACGGTCTGAACCTGTATAACCACCTACTTTACTTACATTTGTTAAACCTGCTGTTGCTGAGTTAAACTTAAAGAGTTTAGTAGCTCCACCTGCAAATAACTGTGTTTCTAAGTTAAATTTAGCTGCAGTTACATTATTTAAGTCTTCACTAGCTGCAGTAGAATAGTCGGCAGATAATGGAAATGGTCCATAACCTATTGTTAAAGGATAGACGTTATTAGCTTC